TTTATTTCAATCATATATTTTTTTATGATTCCATTCTTATCTAAAACTTCAATAATAAAATCTGGATAGTATCTTCTTTTCCTTCCTGTGCTTGCATCAAAATATGGAATCGCAATTTCTTCTGATGCATACTTTAATATATTTGGATCATTATCGCACCATTTTAGAAATCTTCTTTCCCAGTCAGATCGAAAGATAATGTTGTTTGGATTTCCAACATATTTTTCTGGATGAATTGGATGATATATTCCTTGATTATATTTTGTTTCTCTTTTTTGCACACTAAATAATAGATAAGATATAGTATATTTATGGCACAACACACCTCAAAGCCAAGAAATATGTCTGACATTGTAAGGACTCTTTTGAATCCTGCAATGACATCTCATTATGAGTGCGCCATTATTCCAAACTCAAAAACAACAACATGGATTGAAAAATATAGAAATTTAGTATATGACAAGACATTGACAACTCTATCTTGTTCTTCCGCAACTTTACCTGGATCTAGCTTCTTTACTCATGATGCAACAAATGATTTTACTGGTGTTACTGAAAAAATTGCATATAGAAGATCATATGATAATAAATCAGATTTTACTTTTTATGTAGATTCAAACTATAACATTATAAAATTCTTTGAATATTGGATGCAATATATTGCAAATGAACAAGCAAACAATATTGAAGGTAGCAATTATCATTATAAAGTAAATTACCCAGAAAATTATAGAGGAACTATTGTTATAGACAAATTTGACAGAGACTATAATAAAGGAATAAGATATACTTTTGTTGATGCATATCCTACAGATATGCCATCAATGCCAATAGGATATGAACGCTCTAATATATTAACTACCACAGTTTCCTTTACTTATTCTCGTTATTTTATTGGTGATGCAGTTGTAGAAATCTCACCCGACAAGTTAAATCCTAATAATACTGGAAACTTTTTTGTTCCGGTTCCTGGTGAACCATTACCAGCTTAGTCTAATAAATAACTCAATATAAACCTTATTATTAATTTAATATGCCATTACCTAAAATTGTTGCGCCAATTTTTGAGCTAGAATTGCCATCAACAAAAGAGACAATAAAATACAGACCATTTTTGGTAAAAGAAGAAAAACTACTTCTACTTGCATTGGAAAGTGAAGATCCAAAACAAATAACAAATGCAATCAAGACAGTAATTAAAAATTGTCTAGAGACAAAGACAATAAAAATTGAATTGCTTCCTACTTTTGACATTGAGTTTTTGTTCCTTAACATTAGAGCAAAATCAGTTGGAGAAGAAGTTGAAGTTTCTATTATTTGTCCAGATGATAATGAGACTACTGTTCCAGTGAAAATTGATATTGAATCAATCAAAGTTATCGAAAATCCAGAACATACAAATAAAATTAAAATTGATGATAATGTTATGATGGAGATGAAGTATCCATCTCTGGATCAATTTATTAAAAACAATTTTGATTTTTCAAATCAAAATGTAACTGAACAATCCTTTGAGATGATTGCAAATTGTATTGGTAAAATTTATACAGAAGAAGAAGTCTGGACCGATTCTGACGTAACAAAGAAAGAGCTAATTGAATTCTTAGATCAAATGAATTCATCTCAATTTAAACAGATTGAAAAATTCTTTGAAACTATGCCAAAATTATCTCATAAAATAACTGTGGTAAATCCAAAAACAAAAGTTGAAAGTGAAGCTACTCTTGAAGGGTTATCAAGTTTTTTCGCATGAGCATGGTCCACATGGACCTTGAAAATTATTATAGATTAAATTTTTCTTTAATGCAATACCATAAATATTCATTAAGTGATATTGAAAACCTCATTCCATTTGAACGGGAGCTTTATGTGACTATGCTAAATCAACATTTAGAAGAAGAAGAAGCTAAAGCCAAATCAGGAAAATAAATGGCAAACAATTGGTCTATTGATAATTTAAAATTAACTCCAACACAAAAAAAGGCAGTAAATGAGTTTATTTACTATTTGCTGCCTACTAATTATCCTGACCAAAAATTTAAATATTATGCTGCAAAGTGGTTTATCAATCATAAATTTGATAAGACTCAATATACTAAGTTTATAAATGAAGCATTTAATGATAAAATTCACAATGCATATACAGAAGAAATTAAAAAATATATAACAAAAGAAGACAAAGATAATAATATTAAAGTTACTCCACCAACTCCTACAGTAAGGTCTGCAAGAAGATTTATTTCCGGTAATAATAAATTAGACAATGATGCTGCAAATGTAACCACAGCTAACATTGGGGCAAAAAATGACCTTAATCAATTATTAAAAGGAAATACTTTTATTGATGAAGATTTGCCAGATGAATTGCAATTTGCAAAAACAAACTGGTGGAACGTAGAAATAGAGTTTGAATCTGATTTTGATAGAGCTTGTTACATTACAAAGAACAGAATAAAAAGATCCACTAGAGATAAAGAATATACAGATTGGATCAAATCTGTTAGTGGATATGGTATAACAAAAATTTCAAAATTACATGGAAAAAAGGTATTTCAAGTTGTAAAACTTTTAATACTTCAAAAGTTTGGAACATTAGGTAATGGACCAAGTGGTAAAATCACAGTACCAAAAATTCCACTTGATTTTACTCCAAAAAGATCATCTACACAAACAACTGGAAGAACTAGAACTAGAACAAGAACTGGTAGAGGCGCCCAGGTTGGAGCAAGAATTACTGCAACCACAACGCAAGCAAGTAGAAGAAATATCATTTCTGGCGGAAGTCAGTCAGATTGTTGTGCCGAACAAATAGATATATTAGAAAAGATATTAAAGACAGCAAAAAATATAACAGAGTTACTATCAAGTCAACAGACTCTTTCTTATTCAAATAGAAATAGAACTTACATATCAGAAGAAGAAAGAAGAAGAAGACAAACAGAAAAAGATTACGAAGCATCAACAAAACAGTTGAAGCAATCATTTACTAATATGCTTTCCCCAGTTCAGGGAATAATGGATAATATCATTGAATTTCTTATCACCAATATTTTGGCAAAGTCTTTCATTGATATGATAAAATGGGTAGCTGACCCAAAAAATAAAGAAATGGTGTCATCTCTTGGTAGATTTTTTAAAGATTGGTGGCCAGCATTACTTGGAACTTTTGTTTTATATTGCACCAGCTTTGGTAAATTCGTTAGATCTAGTGTTGGATTTGTAATTAATTTAGGAAAATATATTGCGAGTAATGGATTTAAAGCATTACGAGCAATACTAGCTAGTGCAGGAAAAAAAGCACTTTGGCTTGGTGCAGGTATAGGAGCAACATATCTAGCAGCACAGATAGGTAAAAATTCAATGGAGAATCAAATACCGGGACCAAATGCAGATTTTTCTGATGTAACTCCAAAGAGACAATCTTTTGCAAATGGTGGAATGGTAAGGCCATTTAGATTCATGAACAAAAAAAGAACAAATATCAATGATGTTTCATTTGATGGTGGTGGTCCTGTTGATACTTCATCTGGAATGCCAATCACTGGAGCTGGACAAGATACTCAATTGGTTGCATTGAGTCCTGGCGAATATGTTATGACTAGATCTGCTGTCAATAGATATGGAGCAGGTTATTTTGAATCATTGAATAAATCTGTTGGCAAATTATCAAGACCTGGAATTGCAAACAATATACAATTAGCAAATCAAGGTGGTGAAGTTGGAATTGCAATGAATGGCCTTATGGGGGATGAGAAATTATCTTCTTTGACTAAAGGAGTAAACGATTACATATCACCTGGATTAAAAAGTTCAATTAGTAATATTCCTTGGTCAAAAATAGCATCAGACCCAAATAGAAAAATATATGCATATCGGGTTAGACCTAATGATAATCCAATTATAGGTTGGGGATCAACTTTTTATGATAGTTTAAGGACCGGAAATAAAAGAGTTGGAATAAACGATGTAATTACAAAATCAAAGGCAGATGGTATCTTGAAGTTTCAGCTTCAAGATATGTCAAATTATTATTCTTCCAATATACCCTACTGGAAACGTATGTCAGCAAATCAAAAAGCTGGACTTATGATGCTTGGATTTAATGCTGGAGTATATGCTCCACTTGGCCAATATAAAAAACTTACTGCTGGATTAAAATCTGGAGATATGAGAGTCGTAGCAAAGGAGCTACAAAGAGATGGAATAAGTAGGGACAGAGTTGCAATAGAAAGAAAATTGGTTCTCAGCGGACCATTAAATTTGAAACAATTAGAGGAAGAGGAAAATAAAAGAACTGGAACTAGAAGAGGAAATGGAAGAGTATCATTTGCCCCAAGTTCTCCCAATATATCTGCACCTGGACCTCGACCAAGAACTGGTGGATTTGATATATCAACTTTACCTCCAATCTATGCAAATCAACCAACAAAAACTACACCACCCGGAGAAACTATGGTCGAATCTTTCTCCGCAATTGCACCAAAATCTGTTTCCACTCGAACAGAAAACGCAGAATTATTGGGAATTAAAGTATAATAATGGCAACTCAAACACCGATAATACGACCAACAACAACATTAATTCCTAGATCACCAAACATTCCTGGTGCAAATTCAAATAAATGCTGTCCAATATCTGATAATTTAAGTGCATTACATAATGAATTAAAGAAGATTGAGTTTATATTAAAGTCTAGTTCTTTGTTGGGAAAAAAATTAGAAGATATTGAAAGAAGAAAGAAAGAGATAGAAAATAGAAGACAGAAAGAAAAGACAGCAGAAAAAAAAGTAGGAACTACATCTAAGATTGATCTTACTCCACCATCAGGAACTGGTGGCATTCTTCAAAGTATAAATCAATTTATTCTTATGAATTTATTAGCTTGGGCCACACCAAAGCTAATACAATTTGCTCCTCAAATTGCATGGGTAACAAAAAATGTAATTTATTTGTCAGAATTTATATCTAAATTTACAACTGAATTTTTTAAAAATGTTGTTAGATCAATTAATTTTGGATATAAAGTATATGACACCACAAGAAAAATAGTCAAAAATATAGGAGGAGAAAATTTCGAAAAGGTATTTGACAATACATCTTCTTTATTAAATAAATTTTTAAATGGTGCTATTGTTGTTGGATTGGCAATTGCCAGCTCTGGTTCAGGTTCTGATGGATTTCCTGGGGATAGAAGAGGCAGAGGTAGGGATAGAGGTAGAGGAAGACCCGGAGTAACTTCAGGTGATGATTTTAGAAATCCATTTAGAACAAGACCTGGAGTAACTTCAAGTGGAGATGTTAGAAATCCGTTTAGAACAGGACCTAGAGTTACTGTGGGTGGTGAAGCAAATGCAGCTAGAGCTGGAATTAGAGGAATTAAAGGTGCATTTGGTAAAGTTGCAATCATTGGACCACTGATAGGATTTTTTATTGATTTTATGATGGGAGAACCAGTTGGAAGAGCTGCTGCGGGCGCAGTTGGTTCTATGATAGGTGCTGGAATTGCAGCAGCAATAGTTGGCGCAGGTACACTTGGGATTGGCGCAATTGTAGGTGGACTAATTGGTGGGTATATAGGTGATTTAATTGGAACTTCTTTATATGATATGATTGCCCCTATGGCAGGTTGGCAAGTTACAACTCAAGCTCAGGGTGGATCAGTAGGAGGAAGAACGTCCACAAATAATTCGGGTAATAATACAAGAAGACCAAGACCTAGACATAGACCATCAATAAAAAGATTTGATAGAGTTCAACCAGGAAAAAATGTTGGGGGGGAAGCTAGTATTAAAAAACTATATCCAGATCCAAATGATGATCAGCAAGCAAATCCATATAAGGCATTGGTTAGAACATCCGAAATATTGAAAAAAAATTCATTCAGTGCATTGATGGCTGCTGGTGTTGATCTGGCATTGGGACAACAAGTAGATAAAAAAATCTTTAGAAATTTTGCAAATCAATTAAATTATATGGTTGAATCTGCATATGATCCAGAATCATATGGAGTAAATTCTGTTAGCAGACAAATATTAACTGCTGCAAATGGTGGTCAAATTGGATTGGGATCAACCAGAGGAATTCAAAGAAAAAATTTATCCGATGAATTTTATGAGTCTATGGTTTCTATGGTAAACATGAGATCTAATGATATTTTTTCTGATATTCGCAGAAACTTAAGTTTGAAAGGAATAGAAGACACATCTACTGGTGCTCAAACTTCAGGTGGAGGAATTGGGGCAGAAGGAGGAAGTCCAAACCTAACTGATCATGCAAATGCAAGAGAAACTTATAATTATTTTGTTAAAGAATTGGGGTTTACACCAGAGGCAGCATCTGGAATTCTTGGTAACTTATTGCAAGAAAGTGGCTCAATGAATACAAGAGAAGGAGTAAGTAATAACGCAGATCATAAAGGAATAGCACAATGGGAACCTTCAAGATGGGCAGATATGTTATCATGGGCAAGGGAAAATAATAAAGATCCATACAAATTGAGAACTCAATTGGAATGGTTGGTTGTGGAAATGAAACAACGTGGAACATATAATAGAATTCGTAATATGAAAGATGTTAGAGCGGCGGTTGATCTTTTTGAAAAGGAAATGGAAAAATCTGGTCGTTCAGAAATGAATAAAAGATATGGATATGGTGCAAATGCTTATGTTAGTTTTTTTGCTGGTGCCGGTGGAGGTGGTGGAACAGGTGGAATAAAATTTGGATTGAGTGGACGTACAAGAATGAGTGACCCAAATTGGGCACATGCACATTTTCAACCTATTCCTGGTAGTGGAGGTACCCTAGATGATGTAATAAAAGATGTAATACCAATAGTAAGAACATTGGCAAATAATGGAGTTCCAGTAGAATTGTCAAATGGAACAAGAGTATTATCAGGTAAAGATGACAAATATTATGCAGATTTACTTAGGGGTGCAGCTAGGCAACATACCCATAGCGGATCTGGCGCATCATTGGATATAAATGTTCCAAGGGGAACCACAGTTCCAGTTTTCCTTAGGGATGTCAGGCGATCAAATGAAGCTCTTGGGAATAATGCCATTCTTCCTGGTACCGGAAAAACAGTCATAGGCCATTTAGAACTTAATTCAACTGGAAGGAGACTTTCTAATAATACTAATAGACAACAAAGAACTGGGCAATCTACTGGAGCTAGACCAACTACAACATCAGTGAGAAGTGATATTCACAGCGGAGGAAATAATGACGGCGCAATATTGGGACCACAAAGTTCTAATATTACTGGATCAAATCAAGTTGCCCAACTTGTGTCTGGATCTCCATCAACTTCCAAACTAGATACATATACTGACGGATCAAAAAATTCTAACACAATTGCAATTCAACCAATAATACAATATGTGAGTATGGGTGTGGGTTAAATAATAAAAAGAGAACAATTATGTTACAGTTACCTCAGATAGAACCAAAAGTATTTGAAGTTTTTTCTTCGGATGGAAAGAACAAAACTGACATAAAGAATGGTGTCTATACATTATATTATTATGAAAGTATATTAGAAAATTCAGTTATAGTTTCTTTTAATATAATAGATACTGGATTTAGATTGGGAGAAGGAAGATCAACAGAGATCACAGAGTATGGAAAAACAGACTTACAGTTTGGAGAAAAAGTCTATTTGAATTTGGAAGACAATGATGGAAATAAGTTATTATTTGATACTGATGCCACACAACTTAGATTTGCACAAAAGCCAAGTAAATTTAGAACCAATCAATTGGCAATCATGGGTGGAAATTTAGTTTCTTATGAAACAATAATTGAAAAGAATTTAAATCAAAGAGTATCTTCATTTTATGAAGGAAAGATATCAGATACTGTAAGAAGTATATTTCTAAATCACATTAAAACAAAAAAAACTTTAGACATAGATCCAACAATTAATACATTAAAAGTAGAAGGCTCAATTGATAATACTGGATGTCCTTTTTATAGATTGAATTGGTTATCTAAAATGGCAGTTCCTGACATCAAATCTTCTCTTGGAAATACTGCTGGGTATTTTTTCTATGAAACAGCAGATGGATATAAATTCAAATCAATAGATGTATTATTGAGTCAGACACCAAAGAAAAAATTGATTATGAACAACTCAACTAAACTTCCGCCTGGATATGATGGAAAAATTCTTTCTAGTAGTTCACCATCCGGTCTTCCTTATATTGACCATAAAACAGTAGGTACTTATGCATCACAAAGAATAACCTTTAATCCATATAATAATAAATATGAAAATTCAACAATAAGTTCAACTGATCAGGATAAATCAGCAGTTAGGGCAGGAGATACAACTCCCAAAATACCAGAGGAATTGCAGGGACCATCTAGAGTTACTACATTAATTGAAGACATAGGAAATAACGTTCCTGGAAATAATTCGGATCAGATTAAAAATTCAAAAACTGCAAATTTTAATGTCAAAGAAATTGTTAATCAATCCTTCATGAGATACAATCAATTGTTTGCGATTCAAATGTCAATTACTATTTTTGCTGACTTGTCATTACATGCTGGTGATTTGATAGAATGTTATTTTCCTGAGGTATCTTCAAACACCACAAAACTTGTAAGTAGCAAAGAATCAGGTAAATATCTGATCTGTGATTTGTGTCATTACGTTTCTCCAGAGGGACCAAATTATACAAAACTTAATTTAGTGCGAGACTCATATGGTATTGCATAAATAAAATATATTACATAGTGGTAAAATGGCAACCACATTATACGAAACAGTAGTCGAAATTCAAGCAGAATTGGATCTTCACTTGTGTTCTAAACAAAGAAGAAAATATTTAGAATGCGAATTGGATAGATACCTTGCGTATCAGGAGGCACATCCAACTGCAGAAAAAACACCAACTTCATTTCAATTATATTGTTTTGAAAATCCAGAAGCAGTAGAGTGTAGAGTATTTGATGTATGAATGAAGCTCAATTTGGAGAAAATCCTGTCTTATGGATGGGACAGATAGTAGATGACAAGCATTGGAAGGATAATATTGCATCGGAAAAATGGGACGATTATACCAAATTACAAGGTTGGGGATATAGATATAAAGTAAGAATTTTTGGTAAACACACAGAAGATAAAAGTATTATACCCGATGAACGTTTACCTTGGGCAGAAGTTCTTTATCCAGTAACTGCTGGATCTGGCCATGGCGCATCATATCAATCATCCAATCTAAGAAAGGGTGCTTATGTATATGGATTTTATAAAGACAGCTCAGAAAAAACAGGTCCAATTATTATTGGATGTTTGCCAAATGCAGATCAAACAAAATTAGAAAGCACAATACCAAACACTGGATTTGTTCCATTTAGTGCATTCATAGGAGAAAGAGTTCCAATCTATTCCATACCTCCAGGTGGGTCTCCAGCTAAGCCAACTTCACCTAATGGCAAAAAAACAGAAGGTGGAGTCTCTGCGTGTACTGTAAATAGTGCTGCTGATCAAGGACAAAAAAATGATGGAGTAAATTCAATAAAATTAGCGGTTTCTTCTGACTGTCAGCAAGTTCCACTTGGGCAAATTCAAAAGGACATACAAAAATTACTTCGTGATGTACAAGATAAAAAGAAACAACTATATTCTTGGAAAAATTCTTTAGTTGCTCCAATCACAGAAGACGGAAAACAATATGGAATATCCGAATATATCAAATATAAGATAGATGGAATAGCAAAAAGTATATCAAAATGGTTAAAAAAATCTATAAAAGAAATAGAACAATTTTTATTAGATAAAATAAATGAGGCAGCAAAAAAACTTTATTATGCTTTATTTCCAGGTGAGCAAAGATCAAAATTAAAAAAATCTATAGACACAGTAAATGATTTAATCGCTTGTTTGTTTAGGAAGATTATATCAAATCTGTTTAAAATGGTAGGTGAATTTTTGAAGACAATAGTCGAAAGATTCATTAATACTCCTTTATGTGCGGTTGAAAATTTTGTTGCTGCTTTGTTGGGTAAAATTACCGGATTAATTACATCTGCAATTGATATAATATTAGCACCATTAAAAGCTATTTTGGGTGGAGTTGATATAATTGGTGATATATTTGGGTTGATTGAAAATATACTTTCTTTTTTGACGTGTGATGATAGGCCACAGTGTCCAGAAGTAAAAGAATGGAGTATTTGGGATGGACCAGGAAACTCAAAGGAACTTAGTAATTCCAATTTTAATACTATCACAGAAAAAGCAAAGAAATTTGCTTCCGATTTGGCCACTAGTATAGATCCAAATACATTTACTTTTGATTTGAATTTTAGTGATGTATTTTCCGATACTTGTAATGTTGGTCCAGTATTTTGTGGTCCACCCATAGTAGAATTTTTTGGTGGATCTGGTTCTGGTGCTACCGGAAATGCAATAGTAAGTGCAACTGGAAAAATTTTAGGAGTTGATATTACAAATGGTGGAGTTGGATATTCTTCCGCACCTACAGTTAGATTTGCTGATGGTTGCGGAAAGGGAAGTGGTGCAGTCGCAAGAACAATTATCAGTAACGGAACAGTAACTGGAGTTGTAGTAAATGAAGCTGGAGCTGGTTATATTTCAGTAGCGGATGGAAGTCTGGGTGGAGACGGTAAAGAGTGGGCAAAAAATTATGACACAACAATACAGAGAAAAGATGGTACTTATGACGTTCCATATCCACCTGGAGAAACTATTGAAATAAAAGAAGGAGATAAAGTGAGATTCCCTCTCGGAGCAGAAGTAAATATTAATGGACAAATTGTCACTGGTGGGCAGTATGTCACTTCAACAAGAACTGCAAATATCACGACTCCACCACCATCTGATTTAACGCAAACCACAGGATCATATCCAACATTAGGAACCGGAAAATATCCTGTAATATTAACTTTATGTGATGCTAAAATTAAAAATGCTGGAATAAATTATTCTCCCACCGATACGATTGTAATTGAACCTAGCAATGGAGCAGAAGCAACACCAGTATTTGGATCATTTGGCACTTTATCTGAAGTAAAAATTGTTTCAGTTGGAATTGGTTTTACGGAAAGACCAAAGATATATGTTCAAAGTGAAACTGGATATAATGCAGAAATAGTTCCAGTGTTGTGTGTTAGTAGAGTTAGTGAAAATGAATTAAAGGATCCAACATATCAAGACAAAATAATTTCAGTAATAGATTGTGTAGGTAAAGTATAATGTCAGATTCAAATTTTAATACAATTAGATATGGAAATAGTGATGGTGAGATTAAATTCGGTCACATTCATGATGATGGAAAGATATCTGCATTCACAGTTAGAAGTGGATATGAAGCAAATCATTATATCACTATGGAATCGGAAGGAGAACCACATCGAAAACATGGAACTATTGCCAGATCAACCGGATCATTTCAAGTAAAGGCAGGAGATAATGTTCCTTATGGTCAACCTGGAGTTTATTTTGATGCAGTAAGTGGAGATATTGTTTTAAATGCCCCCAATGGAAGAATTAGATTGATTGCAGAAAATATAGATATTTTGGCAAGTGGCGGAGACAATAAAAATGGAGTAATTATATTAGATGCAAATGAAAAAATAGTTGTAAAATCTCCAATCATAGATGTGAGGTCTACTGTATCAACAAAAATATTTTCCGAAAAAACAGTAGAATTAATTGGAAAGGGAATACTAAATATCTACGGTGGACTAATTGATGCTGCAGATGGAGCAACAAAAGTCAATGGTTCCAAATATGAATCGGACAATGAGGCTAGATTTAAAAAATGAAAGTACCAGATTTAGAAATTGGAAAAAAATTAATCTGTGGTCTAGGTAGTGCCAAGTTATTTGGAGTTGGTCCAACTGAGGTTCGTGGTTCTGCATATATTGAAGGACCATCCATAACAGGAAATCCTTCTGAATTTTCTGATCCAACATCAACTGAAATTGGAACAGTGATGTGTGGACCAACAACAAACACTGATATGAAGCCAATTCCTTTCTATTCTTTGTTTGTTAAAACTTATGCAAGGATCAAAAGTTTTCTTAAAGTAGATAAACTACTCACCGTAGAATTAATCAAATCAAAAATAATATACACAGACGTGTTAATGGCAAGGTCTAAGAATTTTGCAATTCAACATCCATTGCACGATAATAAAATTTTAATCTATTCGTGTTTAGAGGGTCCAGAAAATTCTGTCTATATAAGAGGTAGATCAAAAGAATTTGAAATTGCTCTTCCAGATTATTGGATAAATTTGATTGATGATACTAGCATAACAGTTTCTATCACTCCAATTGGAGGTCACCATTCAATTTATGTAGATAGAATAGAAAATAATAAAGTCTATATTAAAACAGATGTAATTATACCAGAATATTTTTATCACATTTTTGCAGAAAGAAAGGATATAGAAAAGTTACAAGTAGAGGTGAATAAATGAGTTTTTCTTTTGTTGATTATGGCACATTTACTGGCCCAAACAGTGTAAATGGCGATTATAATTATGATGAAGTATCTAAAGAAGGATCATGGTGGTCTGATTTGCCAATAGATGGTTCTTTTAAATTATCTGATTTGGCAGTTGTTTTATTTCATAACTCAAATGATTACATCGGATTTCATGTAAATGGAACAAATACTTCGTTAATAAACTTGGCAAGTTACACAGGAAATATTCCTTCTTTTATAGTTAAAGTAGATAATACTATCATAAACGGAAATATACTTGCAAATGGAAATATAATTGCAAATGGTTCAATTGCAGCAAATGGAGTTATGACATTAGCTGGAATTGGTGATGTTGCTGCGAATATAAATTTGGCAAAATCTTTACCAGCTAAGCCATTTGATATTCCACATCCATCAAAACCTTTAACTCATAGACTTCGCCATGTTTCATTGGAAGGTCCAGAAATAGGAGTGTATATTAGAGGAAAATTAATTAATTCAAATGTAATTGAACTTCCTTCATATTGGATAGATCTAGTTGATATGGATACTATATCAGTTCAATTGACTCCAATTGGAACATATCAAGAATTATATGCAGAAGAAGATGTAGAGTGGGGAAAAAGAATTGTAATTAAAAACAATTCTGGTACTGCAATAAAATGCTACTATACTGTATTTGCAGAAAGAAAAGATATGGAAAAGTTAATAGTGGAATATGAAGGAACTACAATAAAGGACTATCCCGGACAAGACTGGTTAAAAGTTAAGGAAATAATCTAATGGCATTTGCAAATACTTCATTAACAGCGGTTGAAATATTAGAATCAAAAAAGAGTGGGCTGGAATCTTCAAATGGAGATCCAACCACATATGCTTCTGGCGTTTCGGTTGACAACATAAATAAATTTTTAACTCCCTGCCAACAAATTGATTCATACTTGTTGGCAAATTATATTGATCAAATCAATTCAAAGAAGCAACAGATAGTAAATATTTGTCAAACTGCATCTGGCACAGGAGTAGTAAGTCCATGTGGAGTTGCGTCCACTGCATCTAATGTTTATGATTACTATTCAACAATTGTAACTGGAATTGGAACATCTGGACCTGGAGTTAATTTTGGATTTCAGGGTACAATTGTTGGAGTATGTACGGTAAAACAAGATACATTAAATGCACATGTATATCCAAATTTGGAAAATGGAGTATATACAACAGACAATCCATTGGCTGGAGAAACATACGTTGCCATAACAAATTTAAATACTGGAATTGGGCAATCAACAGTATTGATTCAAAATGATCCAAACGCATCTACGATAGGATTGGTAGTTAAAATTACAAGCACTGCACCATCATGTGCGACTTATAATCAAAATATATCCACTTTATTATCTGAAATACAAACACTAAGACAGAATATAACAGATCATATTAATTCATCTTCATTGGTGAAAAAATATAAACACTCATATCAATTAGAAAATTGGTCATACAATAGAATTAAACAACAAAATATAGAAGAAATAGCTTCATTAACCGCAGCAATATCGGTTCTTAATAATCAAACTTATCAATAGGAATTTTTTTACTATGTACAAATGGGGAGAAGATGAGTATTTGGATAGATGTGTAGTCAATCCAATGTCACGCAAATTTACTTTATACTCAGACCAGGGGACAGAAATTGAAGTGGCCTGCGAGACGGCAGAACAGTTCATGAGTGTGCTAAAATTTACAAGGAAAACATTAACAGAGGAACGCCTCAAATACGTCAACTTATGAGAAAAGAAACTAAAGAGTCAATGGAAAATCTTTTTCATGCGAAATGGAATCTGCCGAAAGCAGCGCATCATTGTGGACTCACTCCAAAGGAAATGAAAATTACCTTTAATGCTTATTGTAGTCTGAATCCACAGACATGGACACCTGAACAAGTGGCACAATTCGCTTGACAATTTAATAAAAATTTGATATTCTTGATTCAGGAATGGATAACTCATAAATAGTAGACATTTTAGTTTTTATATGACATATAAAATCAGCATTTCCTATAATTGGTATTGTGTTGATGATGAAGAGTTCATAGTAAAAATGTATTCTATTAATGGGTTACCATTCACGTTCGATGATATATCAGATGATGAGAAAATTGACGAACAAATATTACTCGATGCATCGAGTAATCGTAGATACAATGAAGTTGACCTATTCAAATATTCATCGTATCTAATAGAAGAAGAGGCACATCCAATGTTATTTCCAGTTGATGTTGAAAATCCAGAGGATATGCCGGTTTAAATTAAAATCGCCCCTGTAGCATAATGGTACTGCATTCGCCTTGTAAGCGAAAGATTCTCGGTTCAATCCCGAGTGGGGGCTTGCCCAAATAAACTCAGGGCAACTAATAAAACTTTATTCTAACAAACTTTATATGAATTTTAAACAACTGATGCTTGCACCTGTTGCTCTTGGTATGGTTGCTCCTGCTGTTGCAAATGCGGCAGATCTTAATATGGCAGCAGTCAATCAATATACTTCTGCCGAACAGGTCACAAGTATTACACAATTTTCTGATGTAAAATCCACTGATTGGGCATATCAGGCACTCGGCAACCTTGTTGAGCGTTATGGTTGCGTTGCTGGTTATCCAAATGGGACTTTTGCTGGTGGACGCTCCCTGACTCGCTATGAAGCTGCTGCTCTATTGAATGCTTGCCTTGATCGTGTAACTGAAACTACAGATGAACTTCGTCGTCTTCTGAAAGAATTTGACGTAGAACTTGCCACTCTTCGTGGTCGGGTTGATGGTCTAGAGACTAGGGTTAATACTCTCCAAGCACAGCAATTCTCCACTACTACCAAACTCAAGGGCGAAGCAACCTTTGTTCTTGGTGGTGTGGATGGTGCTCAACTTTCTGATGGTACTAATGTTGGAAATACTGCATTCAACTATGATATTCGTCTGAACTTTGATACTTCGTTCACTGGTAAGGATCTGCTTCGCACTCGTCTGCGTAGTGGTAACTTCAGTGCTCAACCATTCGGTTCTTCTTCATCCCTCTTCAAACTGGATAAGGCAGAATCTTATGCAGATGCAGTAAAGATTGATCGTCTGTATTATCAGGCACCTGCACTTACCAAAGGTCTTACTGTGACTGTTGGTCCTCTTGTTCGTAACACTGAGATTGCGTGGCTTCCTACTGCATATAGGTCTGATATTCTTGACTTCTTTGCTGTTGCTGGTGCCCCTGGTGTTTATAACAAGGCAACTGGTGCTGGTTTTGGTGTTCAATATGCACAACCTGGGACACAAGGTATCGTTGCTGGCATCAACTATGTTGCCCAGAATGGTGGTGATTCTACCAAAGGTGAATTCGCTGCAGCAGGTGCTCTGAACACTATGCTTCAAGTTGGTTATCGTGCTCCTCAGTGGGGTGTTGCATTCGGTTATCGTTATGGTACTGAAGGCACTCGTGTTCGCACTTTCAATGGTGTCAATGGTAATGCCGGAACTCTTGCTGCAACTCAAGGTTCGAATGGATATGCATTCAATGCATACTGGCAACCAGCTAAATCTGGTATCATTCCTTCTGTAAGTGCTGCTTATGGTTGGAACTATGTCAGCGGTCCTTCTACTCCAAAAGCTGCTACAAATTCCGAAACTTGGTTTGTTGGTCTTCAGTGGTCTGATGTTCTGAGGAAAGGAAATGCTGCTGGTTTTGCAATAGGACAGCCAGGAAATGCAGCATCACTTTCTAACGATGCTCTGATGTGGGAAACCTTCTATCGTTACCGTGTCAGTGATAATATCACGATCACTCCGGCAATCTTCTATGTCAGTAATAACCAAGCTTTGAATGGTGCATCCTCTAACTATGGCGGTGTGGTTCAGACGACCTTCAGGTTCTGATAGACTACTCATAAGTTGAGTGGAGGCACCCCTTTATGGGGTGCTTTTTTTATATTAATATACTATAATTTCTTATGCTAAATAAAACATAAGGAACTTATAAAGTAATAAGATGGCTCTATCAAGACTGGAAAATTTCTTGCAATCAATACGTGGAACAGTCATACATGTGAATCCAGATTCTCTTGATTCAACTGATTCCATTTCAAATACTGGTACAAGTGCAACTAGACCATTTAAAACGATCCAAAGAGCGTTAATCGAATCAGCTAGATATTCATATAGACCTGGAAAAGATAACGATACATTTAACGAAACCACAATATTCCTATATCCATCCACTCACTATATTGATAATAGACCTGGATATTTGATTGATGGAACTACATCAAATTATATAAAAAGAGGTGGTGGCCCAACTGTTCCAAACGGAATTACTGGATTTACTGAGCAATCTAATTTTGATATTAACTCATCCAGTAATGAGTTATTCAAATTAAATTCAGTTCATGGTGGCGTAATAGTACCTAGAGGTACTTCTATTGTTGGTATGGACCTTAGAAAAACTAAGGTTATTCCTTTGTTTGTTCCCGACCCAACAAATGATAATATTGAAAAATCCGCAGTATTTAGAGTTACTGGTGGATGTTATTTCTGGCAATTTACTATATTTGATGCGGATCCAAATGGAGTTGCATATAAAGATTATACAACCACTCAATCTACTCCTAATTTTTCTCATCACAAACTTACTGTATTTGAATATGCAGATGGAGTAAATTCAGTAGAAATTGATGATGATTTCTTGACATTTAGTAGCACATATACCGACCTGGATATGTACTACAAAAAAATGAGTGTGGTGTATGGTGATTCCAGTGGAAGAGTAATTATTCCACATTATCCATCATCTGGCGTTGATATTGAAACTAAGATTGGGGAATATCAAATTGTTGCTTCCAGAGGAGAAGAAGTTTCAATTACATCTATCATTGCTGGGGATGGAGTTACTGCTACTAATGTAATCACAGTATCTTATGATAGAGAAATAGAAGATCTTCAAGTTGACACTCAAATAAGAATTAATGGTGTTTCTGTTTCTGGTTACAATGGTCAATATATTGTATCAGAAGTTGTTAATTCAACCACAATTAAATATCAATCTCCAACTATTCCATCCACTGCAAATGGAGGATCCACTGGAGTATTGAGTATTGTAGTTGATTCAGTTACCTCTGCGTCACCATACGTATTCAACTGTAGCCTACGTTCCGTATATGGAATGTGCGGACTACATGCAGATGGTAGTAAGGCAACAGGATTTAAATCCATGGTTGTCGCTCAATTTACAGGCATTGGACTACAAAAAGATAATAATGCATTTGTTCGCTACAATAGTCAAACTGGAACATATGAGGATCTGACTGTAGTTACAAACCTTTCATCTGATTCCAAATCAAAGTATAAACCAGCATACGAAAGCACACACATTAAAGCAAGTAATGACGCATTTATACAGTGTGTGTCCATTTTCTCGATCGGTTTTTCAAATCACTTCTTATGTGAGTCTGGTGGAGATATGTCCATCACAAACTCAAACTCAAACTTTGGTGCAAAATCATTAGTCTCTCGTGGATTTAAAAATGTAGCTTTCAATAAAGATAATCTTGGTTACATTACTCATATAGTACCACCAAGAATTATACAGGGTTCCGATACAACTACAGAATTTGATCCAATTGATATTACAAAAACCCTGGCAGTAAATAATGCAAATCGTCTATATCTATTGGCTAGAACAAGTGCAGATGTTTTACCAGAATCTGTACTTAATGGATATAGAATTGGAGCAAAAGAAAATGATACTTTAAATTGTTTAATTTCATATAATGGAGTTTTGAGTGAATATTCCGCCAATATAATAATGAGCGGTGGAACAACTTCTAAGCAAAAATCACACAAAGTAAAAAAAGATTCCAATGCAATCACAAATGATATTCAAAATAATATCATTACACTAACTGAAAATCATACATTTTTAGCTGGCGAATCAATAAAAGTATTCAGTGATGATGGCCAGTTGCCAACTGGAATTGAAACAAATACTTTATACTATGTCATCACCCAAGGATTAAGTGCAAATCAAATTAAATTAGCTGCAACTTATAACGATTATATTTCAAATCTACCAATCAGTATCTATAGTATTGAAACTTCTAATTTAACTGTAATCAGTTCTGTTTCCGATAAAATTTCTGGAGAAATTGGACACCCAATACAATATGATTCCACAAACGGACAATGGTATATTACAGTACAATCCGGTAGTTCACTGAGAGCAATATTTAATTCAATTTCAGATGCAAATACATCCAGAACATATATTAAGAGAACATCCGATTCTCGTTCTATATTGGATACTCTGTATAGAATCAGATATGTAATACCAAAGGATGCTGATATACTCGCAAGAGCACCAGAAGAAGGATTTATTATTCAAGAAAGTTCATCTTCAATTGCAGAACAATCTGAATTGGAGAAACAGTTTAGTTTTACAACAAAAAATTTATCAAATTCATCAGAATTAAAAAATCTTCGTCTAATTGCTGAAGCTACTTATTCTTCTGGTACTGTAACTATAAGATCAGAACTTAAGCATGATTTATGTGTTAATGATACAGTACAAATTAAAAATGTTAAGAGTACAAATAATTTAACTGCTCTTGATAATCTTGGCTATAATGGAACATTTGTTGTAACAAGAGTCATTAATTCGATAACATTTCAATATGCACTAGCATCCAACCCAGGTACATTTACTAATATAACTGAAATTCGAAATAATACTCTTCCATATTTTATTAGAAAAAGATATAAAGATACTTATAAAATATATCGTTCAATTGAAGTACAAAAATATATTAAAGATATAAGTGATGGTGTTTATAATCTATTGGTCGTAACATGTAGTAATGCACCAACAGTAGATCCATATAATCAGTATAGTTTCACTCAGCCAATTGTGGATTTATATCCACAACAAGATCGTGACAATCCAACATCCAATTTTGGTGCATCTAAATCATATGCTGTTTCTGATGATATTGGTAAAGTAGTAATCAATGATTTAGAAAAGAGCGTAACAAAAGAAAGCCTATTTGATTGGGTTTCCGATTCTTCTATTGGTATTGGCATAACAAATATTATATCAAATTCTGCTGTTGGTACATCACATACAATATACACAAGTATTGATCATGGTCTGAATAGAATTGTTACATTTACATTAACCAATGCTGGTTCCAATTATGGAAGAACAGCAGGAGTTGGTGGTGAATTTTATAATGCAAAATTAGTTGGTATTGGAACATCTACCGTAGGAGAAAATGCAACAGCATATGTTTCTGTGAATACTTCTGGTGTAATTCAATCAATTAAATTGATGAGTGGAGGAAGTGGATATGGAATTGGAAATACATTATCTATTGTTGGTATTCCAACCGTAGCTGGTTGGGTTCCAGGTTATATTACTGTAAATTCAATTTATAATAATGTTAATGATGTAATTAGCATAAATGGAATCACTGGCCAAAATGTTTCTGATTATAATCAATTATACAAAATTAAAACTATTTCAAATGGTAAGTCCAGAGAATTTATAGCAGATTCAGTTTCTACTATTCTTTCTGCATCCACTACTGGAATTGGAAGTACGGCAACTGCATCTTCTTTTGCTGTATTGACAGGTAAGAGTGTTCCTGTTTCTTCCTTTACTTATACCGCATCTACAGGAAAGGCAGTTGTATCTACTTCTGATGCTCATGGTTTCCAAATAGGAAAAGTTGTCAGAGTTAGTGGATCAAATGTTTCTCTCTATAATGGAAACTTTGAAGTATCTAAAGTAACTGGATTAACCTCACTTGAATTAAACATTGGTATTGGTACATATAGCCCACCTTCCAGCGGAACTTTAATTCTTAATCCAACTGGATTTGATGCAAATAACGGAAACACTACTAGCACCGATCAGAATATAGGTGGGAGACAACATTACATCTACGCTGGTATAACAACAATTACTTCTGCACAAATCGGAGTAAGTGATGTTAATATAAACATTCAGAATATAGCAAACTTTGATTTTAAAATTGGAGACTATATTCAGATTGATCAGGAAGTAATGAGAATCTCTTCCAATACTATTGCGAATCCACTTCCAGTTCTTCGTGGTGCTCTTGCAACAAAACAAGATGTTCATGTTTCTGGTTCTGTCGTAAGAAAAATATCAACCAAGGCAGTTGAGTTTAGAAGAAATTCTATTATACGTGCATCTTCACATACATTCGAATATGTTGGCTTTGGTCCAGGAAACTACTCTACTGCTCTACCAGAAAGACAAGATAGAAAGTTATCCGATCAAGAAGTATTGTTAGCTCAATCTACAATGATTGATGGTGGAATTGCGGTATTTGCTGCGATGAATGATCGTGGTGATTTTTATACTGGAAACAGAGTCGTAAATTCTGCTCAAGGAAAAGAAGAAATTTATAATACTCCAATTCCAACATACAAAGGAGAAAGCAAAGATATTACAAATGAAGTTGGACTTAATATATTAACTCCATTTGAAGTTACAGTAGATCGATCCATTAGGGTTAAAGGTGGAGAAAACTCCGATATTATCTCTCAATTTGATGGTCCAGTTATACTCAACAATAAAGTAATATCAAATTCAGATAAAGGATTTGAAGCAAAATCAATTTACATTCAAGGTGATTTATCTGTTTCTCGTAAATATAGCGTAGGAATTGCAACTCCAACTACAATTAGTGGCGTTGGTGATGTGACATATAATGGTTATCCATCTCCCAGTAGCAATATTGGTTGGGTATATACCACAAATAACACCTGGAGAAAATTTGGATTAATTGAAAGTCAATCTGGATATTATGATGGTAATTTTACTGGAAACTTTAATGGAAGTTTTACTGGTATATTTAATTTTGATGCTGTTGCTGGAATTACAACATTCTATGATACAACAAATTCTGTTGATATTAATACTGGATCTGTCGTAATCAAAGGTGGAGTTGGCATAGCAAAAACAGTTAGTATTGGAGGAAATGCAAATATAACTGGAAAGGTTGGAATTGGAACAACTTTAGCACAAGAAAAACTCCAAGTTGCTGGAAATACAATTGTACAAGGAAGTGTTGGAATAAATACTAATAGTATTAGTAATCCTTCTTTAGTTGGTGTTGGAAATTCGTTTAATGGTCTTTATATTTCTAATGGTCTTATCGTAACAGATAACCAATTGAACGGAAGCTTTAATATTGGTACCGCATTTAATGCCATGATTGCCGGTCCAGTAACAATAAATGGAAGCATTACAGTTAACGGAAACTTTGTAGTAGTATAAAATGACAATTATAACCCCAAGTAGTATTTCTGGAATTACTAGTATATCTTATCAACCATCTCAATCATTTTCGATTTATGATTCAGGTGGAAATAATAAATTTAATATTGATACATCTGGAAATATTATCATTTCTGGTATTGTATCTGATTCATATGGTAATTTAAGATCTATTCCACAAAATAGTAAAACATCTAGTTATACATTAATCGCAACCGATACTGGAAAACACGTTTCGATTACAACTGGAGGAGTAACTGTTCCGGCTAATGTATTCAATCCAGGTGAATTTGTAGTAATTTTTAATAATTCTGCATCTTCCCAAACAATAACTTCTTCTGGTGTTACAATATATCTCTCTGGTACTGCAACAACAGGAAACAGAACATTAGCCCAGAGAGGTGTAGCAACTGTATTGTGCTATGGTGTCAATTCTTTTGTAATATACGGTAATGGATTGACATAATAAATAAGTAATAATAATAATAATAATATGCCAGCCGCTGAGATTTCAGATCTAATAATAAGTTTAAATGCCAATGATTTGACTACAGTATCTTGGAATGATTTTTATTCTGGAGCAGATCAATACAAAGTTAAAGTAGATGGTATAGTTGGTATTGTTACTACATCTACTAGTGTTGGTGTTCTTACTGTATCTCCAGGATCATCAAGAATTGTTTCTGTAGAAGCATATCAAAATAATAATTTGGTTGCTACTTCTTCAATACATGTAAAAATATTTGATTATGTTGACGCAGAACAAAGCTGGACTGTTCCCAATACAGTAAGATATTTATTTGCAGATGTTCAAGGTGCTTCTGGTGGAGATTCTGGAGGATTGGGAGGAAGATCAAAATCCTATATTTTAGTAAATCCTGGTGAAAATTTAGTTTTTTATTGTGGAGGTGTTGGAAAAAACGGTGTATCTGTAGCATGTACTTCAGTAGCACCTGATTATCGATTGGGTGGATTTAATGGTGGGGGAGATGGTGGAGGAAGAAGTGATGCTTATGGTTGTGCTATAGGACAAACAGCATATACTAGAGGTGCAAGTGGTGGAGGAGCAAGCGATATTCGTAGAATTGCCGGTAATTTAAGTAGTAGAATTATTGTTGCAGGTGGCGGTGGTGGTGGTGTTCCTGGTGGTGTTCCTGGTGGGGATGGTGGTGGTGAAAATGGTGTTGATGGTGGATATTACATAGCCGGACCTTGGTTACCTTCACTGAGAGGTCGAGGTGCAACAATTTCTGGTCCTGGACTTGGTGGGATATCTGCTGCTGGTCCTTCTTGTTATGGAAAAGATGGATTGATTGGTATTGGCGGAACTGGCGCAAGATTTGCACAGTTTGGTGATAATGGTGGCCGTGCTGGTGGTGGAGGTGGTGGATATTATGGTGGAGGTGGTGGAGGTTCAGGAAGCAATTATGGTGCTGCGGGCGGTGGCGGAGGAGGATCTGGATATATTGATCCCTTTTCGTTACAAGAATTGGTAACATTAAGTTCTGGATATCGCACAGGAAATGGGAGGATTCTGATAAGTTGGTTTATTCCAAATATTGCTATAACCCCAAATAGTATTGCTGGAATTACTAGTGTAACTTATACACAATCATTTTCGATTTATGATTCAGGTGGAAATAATAAATTTATTCTTAATGGATCTGGAAATGTAAGTGTTTCTGGCATTGCATCTGATTCATATGGTAATTTAAGATCTATTCCACAAAATAGTAAAACATCTTCTTATATTTTAACCGCATCAGATTCTGGAAAACATATTTCTATCACCACAGGTGGAGTAACTGTTCCAGCTAACGTATTTAATATTGGTGATAATATAGTAATTTTTAATAACTCTGCATCTGCTCAGACTATAACTTCATCTGGAATTACTATGTATCTTGCTGGTACGGCAACAACAGGAAACAGAACATTAGCCCAGAGAGGTATAGCAACTGTATTATGTTATGATGTGAATTCTTTTGTAATATATGGTAACGAATTGACATAATAAATAAATAAATAAATAAAAGCAATAATAAGATGTCAGTCGCTGAGATTTCAGATCTAATAATAAGTAAATCAACTTATTTTGAAGTCACTTTTGACATAACAAACGATGATGGCACAAATGCACCATTGACTGGAGCTACTAGTACCGCAAAAATAAGAAAATATCCAAGTTCTCCCATCTACGCTTCATTTACTACATCTATTGATACATCGACTTCTACAATTACATTAACAATGGCACCGGAAGTAACTGCAACGCTTACTCCCGGTAGAAATTATTTTGATGTTTTGATAACAAAGTCATCGAAACCAGTTAAGGCAATTAAAGGAACAATAATAGTAGACGAGACCGTATCATGAAAGTAAATTTATCTTCTGATAATAGCTATCAAGTAAGACTATCTGGAGATAAAGCCTATAAAGTAGGTGTAGAAGGAACTCAGGGTACACAAGGTACACAAGGTACACAAGGACTTCAGGGTACACAAGGTACTCAGGGATTACAGGGATTACAGGGATTACAGGGAACACAAGGTCTTAGTAACCAAGGAGTACAGGGTACTCAAGGTACACAAGGACTCCAAGGGACGCAAGGTACTCAAGGCACACAAGGACTTCAGGGAACCCAAGGAACACAAGGACTCCAGGGAACACAAGGTACTCAAGGTATTATAGGTATTTTTGGCGGGACAACATTTCGATATAATTTTACATCTAATACTAATAATACAGATCCTGGATTGGGATATATAAAATTTAATAATTCTGATATTATAAGCTCTTCTTATTTTTATATTAGTTCATATGATTCTCAGGGTAATAATTTATATTCATTTTTAGATCAAGTTTCAAATTCAACTTCTTCAATTAAAGGATATATTATAATTACTGCAGAAGGACAAGGAACAAATAATTGTATAGTACAACTTACAGATTATCATACTAACTATACAAATTATTTTCAATTTCCAATATCAGTATTAACATTAAATGGTTCATTAACTGGACCTACATACTTTTCAGTTAGTTTCACTAGAACTGGAGATATTGGAATTCAGGGCCTACAAGGTACTCAAGGACTTCAGGGTTTACAAGGTACTCAAGGACTTCAGGGTTTACAAGGTACTCAAGGACTACAAGGTCTACAAGGTACTCAAGGACTCCAAGGTTTACAAGGTACTCAAGGACTTCAGGGTTTACAAGGTACCCAAGGACTCCAAGGTTTACAAGGTACTCAAGGACTTCAAGGTTTACAAGGTACTCAAGGACATCAAGGAACGCAGGGCTTACAGGGTCTGGGTGGATCTCAGGGACTCCAAGGATTACAAGGAACGCAAGGATCACAAGGATTACAAGGAACACAAGGTATACAAGGAACACAGGGAGTACAGGGTCTACAAGGTACTCAAGGACTAGATGGAACTCAAGGAACTCAAGGAACTCAAGGTCCATATGGATTACAGGGAACGCAAGGAACCCAGGGAACTCAAGGAACTCAAGGAGTACAAGGTACCCAGGGAACTCAAGGAACTCAAGGAGTACAAGGTACCCAGGGAACTCAAGGTCTTAGTAATCAAGGAGTACAAGGAACTCAGGGCCAACAAGGTTTACAGGGAACTCAAGGAACTCAAGGTCTCAGTAATCAAGGAGTACAAGGAACTCAGGGACAACAAGGTTTACAAGGAACTCAAGGAACTCAAGGATTAGTTGGATTACAGGGAGCAACTGGTTCATTTGGTGGGGCGGCATTTGATTATACATTTGATCAGACAACAACAAATTCTGACCCAGGAACAGGAAAGCTGAGATTAAATAATTCTACAGTTGGAATATCAACACAATTATACATTAACCAATATGATGACAATTTAATATCAAATTATAACTTTTTGGAAACTATTGATGATTCTAATTCCAGTATTAAAGGTCATTTTACTATAACAAAAAAATCAGATACATCATATTATTCATTATTTTCAATTATAGGAAGTCATACATTTAACTCTACTTATTTTCAGGTTCCAATCAGTTTTGTCTCTGGTATTTCTACTTCATTTTCAAATAATGAAGATATAATAATTACTTTTGCTAGAACTGGTGATATTGGTGATACTGGAGCACAAGGCATACAAGGAACCCAAGGAGTACAAGGAACTCAAGGTTTGTGGGGAGCACAAGGTACACAAGGAATTCAAGGTGTTGATGGTACACAAGGAACTCAAGGTACTCAAGGATTACAAGGAACTCAAGGTACTCAAGGATTACAGGGAATACAAGGAACCCAAGGAGTACAAGGAACTCAAGGTCTGTGGGGAGCACAAGGTACTCAAGGATTACAGGGAATACAAGGAACCCAAGGAGTACAAGGAACTCAAGGTCTGTGGGGAG